CCATTTGGACACGAAAGCAAGTGTCTATGTATGCAATGTGAAAATTGGGCAGTTGACCACTTAAACTGGCAACAGGAAATGTTGGAAAGCGGTCATAATCCTTGGGCGAGACCATGAAAAATAGCATTAAGAAACCAGCGCAAATCCTCGTTGCTAAAAGTTGGCTAGATGGTAGTGACTTATTGTGCGAATGTGGCAATGAGCCAGGACTAGCAGGCTTTGACACTTGCAATTCAGACGGTCATTATCAGGAGCCAATAGATGGTTGGGAGGGTCATTACAACTGTTGTGATTGTGGTCGGATATTCCAACCCACTGAAGAACAGTCTGAGCAGTCTCATGTATTCCCAGTTGAACTCACAGCCATAGGAGGTGGAAGTTGATACCACGATTTAAGACCCCTCAGCAAATCCTTGTTGAGATTGGGGAATTGCAAAAATTGTCGCAAGACGGGCTGATAATCTACTGGGAAGCGAGAAACAGTAAGGCTTGTCACGAGGACGCACTAGATGCCGTCTATTGCATGTTGGGAGAGCGAGTATGAGACCACCCTCAGAAGAACTGGTAGGCAGGACTATCATTCGCCAAATTGAAAAAGGTGTGCTGATGAGTATTGGCGCAAGAGATTTAGACTTTTTGGACAATGGTGTTCAGTTTAAAGTGTCAAACTCAACTCGGAGAATTGTTCAAATAAAGTTGAACCCCCTAGACCTGTATGACATTGTTTGTAAGCAAATGAAATCGGATTGGACTTGGGTTATGGAGCATGAAAGTTCCAATGTTTATGTTGAAAACTTAAGCGAAACTTTGTTGAACATAGAAAGAACAGTGTGGGGCAAATAACTTTGCAAAATACTTTACAAAATGTTGTAGTAAGGTTACGATGAAAGTAAGGAGGAATAATGAACATAAACCGTGAATATAAGTTTCTATCTAGTTGGAGTGGTAAAAAACTGGCGAAACAAATCAATGAATTAGCCTTAGATGGCTTTGCAGTTGAAACAAGATACACAGCCTTCAAGCACACTTGTTGGATGAGTCGTATAACGGAAACAGACAATGCCAAATTGGTGTAATCAAAATTTGTTAATTGCAGGTCCTGAAAAGGACAGAAAAGCAATCAAGCAAGCAGTTTTAAAAGCAAAAGACAAAGGGTTTTCTCACTTTAGACCCTGCCCAGTTGAATTGTTTGACCAAGTAACGCCTTCTATTTCAGAAGACCGAGAAAGACTTTGGGCAAATAATAGAATCAAGTATGGTGTTGAGAGTTGGTACGATTGGTGTCTTAAAAATTGGGGCACTAAATGGGGTGATTGTCAAACGCAACTTCTAGACGAGGATGACCAAGAAGGAAAGTTTCAGCATTGGGTTTTTCAAAGTGCTTGGTCGCCAATAGAGCCTTTGGTTTTGTTTGTTTCCAAAAAGTTTCCGAAACTGTCTTTCGCTCTGTCCTACACAGAAGAATCAAATGCTTTTGCAGGGTATCAAATTATCAAAAACGGCTCGGTTGTGAACAGTGCTTCAAAAAGTTGTACGCCACCTGCTTCTGCTTGTAAAGATATTGATGAGAGTGATGATTATGACAAGTATTACGAATGGTCAAACAATCTTGAAATGACAGTTTTTGATGAATCCCTTGATTGTTTGAAAAAATTGATTGGCTCAATCTAAAGTTGGTGTAATATGTGTGTATGGAAGAAAAAGCATTTGCCAGTATGACTGGTGCAGCAATTGCAATGCACGAATGGTTTTTATCATTAGTTAAGGCTGGTTTCACTGAGGTACAAGCCCTTAAGTTGATATCTGCCACAATGAAAACCGATAAAGAAGAATAGTCAGTACGGTTTATCAAGTAAACTTGTCTCGTGAACAAGCAAAAGTCCTCAAGCGTGGTCAAGTTAAAATTTGGTGACGCAGTTTTGGTTCATTGGTTGGATATCCACAATGACGAAGGCGGTTGGAAACCAGTAAACGAAATTGTTGTAAAACCAGCAGAAATTAAAACGCTTGGTTGGTGGATAGGCGAAAAAGACTCGCACTATATCCTCTGTGCTGATTTAGGAAATGACTTGGAAACCAACACACGCATGTTGTTGCCAATCGGTTGTGTTTTATCAATAGCAAAGGTTGTTTGTGACTGAAATCAAAATTGACCCGTTTGTAGAACTCGGCGTTACTGGTGTTAAACGCACTGGTGGTGTTATCACTGATGAGTTCATTAATAAGTTACGTGGCAGAACAGGGGCAATGGTTTGGCGAGAAATGTCAGACAACGACCCAGTTGTGGGTGCTTTGTTGTTCGCAATTCAACGGTTGATTTTGCAAATTGATTGGCGAGTAGACCCATTTGAAGAAGGCAACGCAAAAGACCAAGAAAGTGCTGATTTTGTTGAATCTTGTCTGTATGACATGTCAAGTTCTTGGGCAGACACGCTAAACGACATTTTGTCAATGTTGACTTACGGCTACGCATTTTGCGAAATCGTCTACAAAAGACGAGGCGGACCAACTCAAAAAGACCCGACAAAAAAGTCTGCGTTTAATGATGGAAAAATAGGTTGGCGCAAAATTTCGCTTCGTGCGCAAGAAACAACTTATGACTGGTTGATTGACACAAAGGGCGGTATCCAAGGACTACGCCAGCAAGACCCGAACGCTATCCATGTTGGAATGATTGATATTCCAATGGAAAAGGCTTTGTTGTTCCGTACCACAACTGCAAGAAATAACCCAGAAGGTCGTTCTTTGTTGCGCAACGCCTACCGACCTTGGAAGTTTAAGAAAACCATTGAAGAAATAGAAGCAGTAGGTATTGAACGAGACCTAGCAGGATTGCCAGTTGCTCTTGTTCCACCGTCTATGTTGTCCTCGTTGGCAACAGACAATGAAGTGTCCGCCAGAACAGCAATTGAAAATCTTGTGCGAGGTATCAAGAGAAACGAAAACGAAGGCATTCTCTTTCCGTTGATGTATGACGAAAACGGCAGAGAAATGTACAAATTAACTTTGTTGACCACTGGTGGCGCAAGACAATTTGACACTGACAAGATTGTCGGACGTTACGACCAAAGAATCGCTATGACTGTGTTGGCTGACTTCATTTTGTTAGGACACGAAAATGTCGGTTCGTTCTCTCTAGGTGCTTCAAAAATTGACTTGTTCACAACAGCGATTAGTCAAATTGCTCAGTCAATTGCAGAAGTAATGAACCAGTACGGTATTCCAAAGTTAATGACACTTAACGGAATGGACATTTCTCGTCAACCGAACCTGACATTCGGTGAACTCAACCATGTTGATTTGGGTCTGCTTGGAGACTTCATCAGCAAGACTGCTGGTACTGGTGCGCTCATCATTGATGAGGCATTAGATGAACACCTGAGACAAGTTTCAGGACTGCCACCTCGTTCAGACGGAGAGGGCGCACTACCAGTTCCGACAAACAAACCAAAGGTTGAAACAAACCCGAAAATTGAGCAAGATATCCCTGACGACACGGAAGGGTAGTATGTTCAGGCAAGTTACAAGAGCAAGGCGTTTGTTTTCCAAGGACGGTCTCGCACTTCGCAAAGCAGACGAAATCAACCCCCTAACAATTGCTGTTAGCAAAAGACCGCTTAGCGAAAAAGTTAGGACCTCAGTTTCTCGTTTGACGGTTGCTGAACGGGCTATCTACGACTCAGTTCAAGAAGCAATTGACGCACTTAGACGTGGTGCTGATATTGGTTTCGTGCGCAGGTTGATTTCTGAAGGTGTTGACAAAGTACTGAACGGTTTTTCGGTAACGCAATTCATTAGCGAACTTGAACCAATGGTTCGGTCTATTGAGCGAGAAGTGTTGAGGTCTGGTGGATTACACGCAAGTCAATTGCCAGACCCGATTGGTGTAAAACTACGTTTTGATTACCTTGACCCTAGGGCTGTCGCTTGGGCGAATGAGAGAAGTGCTGAATTAATTACAGCCATAGTTGACGAACAAAGAGGCATGTTGCGAGACATAATCTCAGAAGGTGTTAGTGAACAACTAACTGTTGATGAAATAGGCAGGAATGTGCGTGACGTAATTGGATTGCCTGAGTCTTGGGCAAATGCTGTACCAAATGCACGTGCTGCGGAGTTCGCAAAATTAATCAGTTCTGGGAAATCCATCAGGGACGCAAGTGCGAGGGCTGACCAAGTTGCAGACAGATACAGGGAACGGCTTATCCGA